TGCGCCTGAAGAGTAAGGGCAGGCGTTCCGTTAACCGTCGCTCCAGAACCTTGAGCAACAGTGAAGGTGGCGCTACTTAAACGGGCAAGGTCTACTCGTTGACCGACTGAGAATCCAGTAGAACTGTTTACAGTAAGGGTGCATGCGGCTGTATTGTAAAGTAATTTACCTACGCTGGATGAAGTTAGGTTTCCAGTCGTAAATAAAACAACTTCTTGTGCCGTTGACCAGTCTCCAGTTGCACCAGTTGCACCAGTTGCACCAGTTGCGCCGACGCCAGTGGGTCCAGTAGGTCCTGTTGAACCGGTAGGTCCAGTAGGTCCAGTAGCGCCTATAACGCCACTGACTCCAGAGACACCACTAACACCAGAGACGCCCGTAGGTCCAGTTGGTCCACCGGCAGGACCGGATGGCCCACTCGGTCCAACAATACTTAGTGGTTGTGGTCCAATTTCAATCCATGACGAGTCGTAGTAAATAAAAGTCGTACTCGTACTTGAGTCGAACCATAAATCTCCTGAGGATGGAGTTGAAGGAGCAGTATCGGATATGGCCACCCCTGCTTGCGCCGCTTCTTTAATGTTTGCCAAGCCTAAAACGATAAGTTCGGTGAAGAACTCGTTAGAAAACGTGCATTTAACCACGTCTCCAACAGCCAGAATCGAGTTACTGTTTGTGTTAAGAGGGACGACTTTTTCGTAAGAAGACGCCAGTTCTTGGATATATACAGTTACGGCACCGCGCGAATCAACCATTTTTATCAAGCCTGAATAGATTCGACCTGGGGCAAGCGGATGGGATGACGATTTTACTCTGTCAATAATTTCTGCCATGGCCGTTACCTTACTATGCCAAGTTTAATTAAAAATCGTGTATTACCATTCACTATCTACACCCCCTGGAGTATTGACAAAGTTCTTAAAACTAATGCCAGGGAAACGTTCTTCAATCACGCCAGACTGCTGTATAGATAGAAGCAGGCCATAATCTCGCCCATTAAGTACTGCGTCTTGTCGAGACCCGCCTTCAATGATGGCTAAATATTTAGCTGACCCAGAGTATCCGCCATCGGCTAAATATTTTGCTACAACTTCGTCATATGTCTTTATTACAGCTACGCCGTCTTCTGTGAATACGGTTGGTAGAACTGCTGCCTTAAAGGAAGAACCCTCTGCATAAACGTATTCAACGCTAAAAAGAGTGTGATATCCGACCGTTTTTCCGTTGCTTACGGAAAGAACAATAGGCCTATTCCATAGGTCTATGTTCCCGGTTAGTATTACTGAGTTTCTGTTGTTCGTGCTCTTAGGTATTTTTCCATAAGTAGATGCATACGTGCGGGAAATGTTTGCGTACTCCATGTCTGGATAACGAAGTGGGTCCTCTTGTGTCGGAAAATTGTTCCCAGTAATTCTTTTATCCTTGGAGGGGTTTACTATTGGCTTTCCTAGCTCGTTACGAGCTGCTTCTTTTGTTGTTCGTAAAGGAGCATTCCTCGTAAATGTTTGTTGATACGTCTGACCTAAAGGCAAGAGCCTTATTGCTTCTTTTTCTTCGTCACGAGTCAGTGTTCTGAAACCAACAGCAACAGGGTCTGGCGTCATTTCTTTGAATGATACGGATTCCACCAAGTAGTAACCGGATGAATTGGGAACATAACCAACATAGGCAGTCATTCCTGGCCGAATCTGTACGCCGTTAAACCTTTCAACCAAACAGCTTCCATTTCCGGCGTAAGGGTCGTTTGCGGACTTTGTAATCGTAGGTCTTTCGATAAGACGAAAGAAACCAGAAGTTCCGTTGTACTGGGGACCACTGTTTGGCCACTGCAGGGGGATGAATCTTCTGGCCAGTTTTTTTATAGACTTTTTCTTGGTTTTCTTGTCGATTACTTTTCTGTCTATGTATCTTATATTTGTTCCCCATTTGTGAAGCAAAAACGTTTCCGAAGCAAATACTAAAACCCCATCTACTTCGAATAAAACAAATTTTGCATCTTTTGCCAACCTGTCCAAAACGTCCCAAACGGATTCCGACTGTTTTGACCCTTTTGCTTTAGTAATATTTTTTGCTTTAGATGATTCTTCGCAGTAGAAATCAAGGCCATATTTTTTTGCAGCATTTTTAACATATTGACTGCCATTGCCTTTGATTGTTGCTGGAGTCTTGTCTCTCTTCATTTGCTGAACAGCTTTTGAATAGCACTGAACACTATATATGGCACTTCCGCCCGGCCCTTGTGCTGAGGTGACCTGAGCTATCTCGAAGAGCTGTCTAACTTGTCTTACTTCACCAGTAAACGAGTTGACTCTTCCCAGAGTTTGTGTTTCGTAGATTATATCTCTTCCAAGTATGAAATAGTTATTTCTTGCCATCTCTAAATCAACATCTACAACATCAAACGATATTTCAGAAGCTTGACTTATTGAGTAACTAACCGAGAACGCGGTTACTTTGTCAGAAATGTCTGACACCAAATTGTCAGGCAGGGAAGATATGAGTAACTTTCTTTCAAAAGGTCCTCGAAAGTTAGACCTGACAGAACTGCCTACAGGTCTTCCGAAACTATCTACGCTGGATGGTAAAAATAATTTAGCCATAATCTAATTACTCCGCAGGAACGGCCATTCCTCGGTTCTTGTACCAACATGGACTGAGTTTAATTCCGCCCGAGCGAGCTGTCTCTGAAGAGTCTGTTGCTAGTTCGGTACACAGTTCTGGGTCGGGAGTTCCTCCTGGGGCGTTCGGTACGTTCGGAACCTTACGAAGTTTTGGCATAAAAATGACATTGTCAGGGCTGAGACGCACTTCTTGAATTGTCATATTTACGGTAGCGCGACTTATGCTCCCCCCATCCGATACGGAGGTAAGGGGAGTTCTTTGAATAGAAGAGATTGACATATCAAAAATCGCCCATTCCCTATAGCTTTTATCTTCTATGACTGCAGTGCTGCCGCTAAACAGGGAGTCAAAATTTCTAAATATTACAAGTTCTGGAGTGTTTGCCATTCTCTGAAGTTTTGCGAGTTTGTCTTCGCATGATTCGTAAATGCTTGATTTATCTCCTGAATGAGCTTCAACAACAAATTCAAATGAAATTTTCATAAGCTTATTGTTTTTATAGTCAACCAATCCATAATTATTTAAACGTTCAATTTCCGTCCATGTAATTCCAATATTGCTGTATGAGATATTGTTGGGACGTAAGTTGAACTCGTACTCATCTAGGACCGTTTTTTCAGTAGAATTAGATATTGCTCTGCGTTGAATCATTTTTGGCGATTCAGGTTTTGATGATGCTTTTACAGTTTGTGTAGGTGACAAAACAGAAATTGTTGCGCTTTTTGCTTTTACTGCAGTATTGACAATATAAGTAGATGCAAAATTGTTATTTCTTGTAGACAGCGAAGCAACCAGGCTCGTTGCAGCCGCATTGGAAGTTCCACCAGATGTCAATTCTCTAATTTGAGCTAAGTCGAAGTTTTCGAGATTCATATCAGTTGAATCACCAACAAAATTATCCCATTTTGACTGTGAGGCTTCGTCAAAATTAGGAAGTTCCGCTATTGCATCTGTGGAGTCTAAGAGAAAAAACAATTTAAGGAGAGGATGATACCAGTATTGAGACCAGTCATCATCGGTGTCATTAAATTTACGCCATTTTTTAATTCGTGATTGCTTGTAAGGATTCGTGTTGCTTTTAAACTTGGTAAGACCCCACTCAAACGTGTATTGCGTTGCTACGTATATATTGTTAGCAAAAACAATCTTATGACCAGTTACGAAGTCGTCGTATTTTGTTGTTTTTGGGTTTGAGTACGGTATCTGTGGTGCTCGGAGGTTGTCGGCATCGTTCCACCCGTACTCATCACCCACCGTGTACTCAATAAAGTTAAAGTCTTGCTGGGCACCACTTAGAAAGGGAAGCCAATATTTTTGAGTAGAAACAGGAGTATAGGAAGCAGGGAAAACTGGAGTGTTTGTGTTTACTGTTTGCTTAAACAGCTGCTTTATTGGATAGCCTTTTCTAACGCTTGCGTTGTCTGTTTCGGTATAGCCGACAGTTATGTATGAAATGCTATTTAGTGCCATTATCTTCTCTGCCTGTCAGAACGTTCTTTTTCTTGAATCTTGGCCATGACCATATTGGCAATTACTTCAGGAGCAGCGTTGTTGCCATTTATTTCAAATGTATAGTAATTATTGGTTCCACCACCGGAACTAGATGATGTAGAAACTGGTGAAGGTGTTGATGTGTCACCCATGCCGGAACCAGGAACAACGTGGAGATGACGATTAGCCATGGAACCGTGGAACTCAGCAAAGCCTCCATTCGCGTGAACAAGCTTTGCGTACTGACCTAGGTTCTGTCCTGTGAGGTCATAAGCAGAACCAGTTGCGTGGTCTGAGTTTATTGAACCAAGTGCGTAATCTCTGAGAGAAGAAGTGACTGTTCTCTTTCCTGTTAGTTGACCGTTCATAGCAGCGTGACGGCCCATTGTTTGAGAAAGTTTGCTTGTTGCAGTGTCTCCTACGCCACCCGCGCGAGGGGTAGATGTATCGTTGGCCGGCTTAAGAGTCTTGCCATCAAATACCAGACCCTTTTCCCACCATCCCGGCATTTCGCCGAGAGGGGCCTTGAAGAAGCCTTCCATATTGGTGTTAAATGTATTAATAGCAGTTTCTAGACCTGTCGCAGAAGTAGAAAAATCAGTAGCCGCAGTAGCTATTGCGTCAAGCTTCTTTGGGTCTTCAGCAGTAATCGCTACACCGGGCCCGATGATGCTCTCAAGACCTGATGTTAAATCTGCTGCAGTTTCGCCTTTTAAGCCTTTTCTTAGTCTGTTAGTGTCTACGCCGCGCTTTGCAAGCTCTGGGTCCATTGCCTCGTCAAACGTCGAAACATCGCCCAGTATCGCTGCCAATTCTTTTGGACTCTTACTAGCGAGAGCTGCTTTCAGGGCTCCCTGGTCGACCGTCATGTTCTTCTTGGATAGTCTTGCGCTTATTTGAGTAGCAGCTTCGCCAACCATTCCCTCTTTTAGCAAACCTTGAGATTTTATAACATCTTTATCCCCCAAGACGGTCTTTCCCTGTCCTGCCAGGGCTCCGCCTTTTGCAAAAACCCCCCCCTCTTCTCCTTGACCAAACATTTCGTTATAGGCAAGATAGGCTTTTGTCGCATCCCCACCATTTACTGCCAGTAGTTGCGGCATCATTTGCTCAAAGGAAGCGCCAATGGCTTTTGATTTATCCGCCTTGCTTGTTCCCTTCTTACGAAGGACATCACCTAAACCGGCTACGTTCTGGTTGAGAGCGGCGCTTTTTTCTCCTGCTTCTCTGGTTTCCTTGAAGGGATTTGCTCCAGTAAGAAAAGTATCTACTAACGCATCATTCAGGGCTGCTCCGGTTTTTATGATGCCTTCAGTAAATTTTGTTAGAAGTTCGTTGTACTTTACGGTTGGGTTATAGAGGTCTATACCCAACTTTTTAGCCATTTGTTCTAGTTCTGCACCACTTTTACCAGTAGCTCTAGATAACGCATCTATTCTGGCGGTGTTTTGTTTGTCTATTTCCCCAAGTTGTTTCTGAACAGCCGGGTCAGTTTCTTTTAGCATTGTGCGCAGCGTGCCAGTCGCCTTTTTTTTCTGTGTCTTTTGGTCTTCTGCGCTTACCTTTTTTCCTTCTGCAGTCTTGTAGTACGCCTCAAGAGCGGCTACGGGGTCTTCGAATTCCTGTCTCCCACCCGACATGTAGCTTCCGCCGGTACCTGCTATTGCGCCACTTATAGAGCTGCGAATACCGGCTTGGGTTTTTGCATAACCTGCTCCAACTCCAAGCATGGTTGCACCTTTTCCAGCCAGGCTTTGACCTTTCTGGGAAGCTTCGTAGTTTTTCTGAAATGCTGCTCCTGCGCTTTTCGTGGTCTCCATATAAAGACGCCCGAAGCTTTCCATGACTGTCGCTTTAGCTGCAGCAAGTTGAGCCTTTCCTTTATTTACGGCTCCCATTATTCCGCCGACAAGTAGACCTATTCCAGCACCAATAGCCGCGCCTTGTGGCCCAAGCATTCCGCCTAGAGCGGCTCCACCAGCAGCACCAGATATCGCACCCTTCATTGTGCCCTGAGCCTTCATGGCTCCACCTATTCCAGCAACACCAAGTCCAAGCATTGGGTTAATGGTGGCAACGGTTGCTCCAAGAGCCATGGCTCCACGCATTTCTTCTGGGGCATACTGACTTGCCATTCCAAGTCCTATTCCTACACCGGCGCGACCACCCATACTGTTGTTGAACTTCTTTGTGCCTGCTCCGAATTTACTGTCGTTACGCGTAATTCTGTTCATATCGCGGGCGTAATTTAATCTTCCCGAAAGTTTTCTCAGGCCCCCTTGCGAGTCAGTTCCTCCTTTTCTTATTCCGTCGTCGCCTTTCACGCCAAATCTTCTGTTCTTTAGTGCGTCGCGCTGTGCTTTTACATCTCTGAACTCACCTTTTTCGCTGTCGTACGCACCAGAGTTGAGGTAAGCCATTCCGCCTCTAGCGACACCAACTCCCCTATCTATGCCTGACCTGGTTTTGTTTGCTGCACGTCTAAGGTCGTTTGAAACGCCTGTTCCGATTCCGACAGGGCGAGGGTCGTTTTTGAATTCTGCAACTGAGCCCTTTTTTGCAAGTATTTGGCGATTTATTTCTTCTCTTGTAGATTCTTTAGTTATGCCAGTAATGCCTTTGCCTGTCGCAATTTGATGCAACTCGTCTCTAGAGCGACCATTTAGTGACTGTTCGGCTCGAAAACGAGCAGACTGTGCAAGATTGTACTGAGGGTTTGGTTGAGGTTTTCCATCACGACCCATAATGGTCGGGGATGCATACGGGTCTTTGGGTTGCCCAAATGCCGCATATCCAGCTCCTCGTCCTATTTGCTGCCTCTTGGTAAATCTTTCTGTGTGTCTTTGGGTTGAACCACTTGAGCGAAACCCCATGCGATATCCGTCTTTAATATTTTGGGAAAATCTACGAGATGGGTCATCTCTCATTTCGCGATACGCTCCGCCTCCTATTCTTGACGACGGATAAACGGACGTACCAGAACTACCAGGAGCACCACTACCTCCTGCTGACGTTGCGCCAGAAGAAAGGCGACCGGAACCGACTGGACCAGCATTGCCGATATTTACACTGTTGGCCGTTACGTTCATGGTTTGTGTATGGGTTCCGGACTTGGGCATTAAGCGCCCCTTGACTCCGGCCAATCCTCGTCCCAAAACAGCAGCACCCATTAGTGGGGCAAGCGCTGCCCCAAGACCGCTTCCGGCTCCAACGGTCATTACTTTCGTAAGCACTTTTAATACCTGATTAAGGCCTGCTAAAAGGTCATTTATAAATGGAGCCATTTGGGCAAAGTTTTTCTTTAGGCCCATAAAGTATTCAGAAAGGGTGTCGATGATGTCGGCTATGCGTTGACCGAACTCTTCAACAAAAAAACTATTTTCTTCCAGGAGGTCCTTGAAAAGCGTAAGGTTTTGAGCGCCTCCCTTGATGGAATCCCATATCGGGTCCATGGCCTTATATAGAACCTTTGCTCCGTCGATAAGTGGACGTGTCGCATCTAGAACAAGATTCCAACCACGCTTGAATTTTGTATACCAGTCACCGATTCTGTCGAACATGCCAACAGCAGTAGGAAGGTATTCGCGAATCATTTTCACTAGCCAGCCAGATGCTTTTTCTATAGCGCTTGCAAAGTTATTTATTCCTTCCTCTGCTCCAAAGCTGTACTGGATTGCAGCAAATACGCGCGCTAAGTCGGTTCTGACTTTGTCAAACACGCGAGCAAATGCAGTTTTTAGCGGCTCAAGAAACATGTCGCCAAAGTCCGCGAATTCGCCACGTAAACGGGTAAAGTAGCCTTTCATTTGACTAATCAAAGTATTGTTCACTGCGTCAAACTGACCGGAGACGCCACCCTTTTTAGCAAGGTCTCCAGACATCAGGAGTTCTTGAAATTGTTTCTTTGTCTTAACGTTCGCCTTTTTTAAAGCCGATTCCATCTCTGGACCTAGTTTTTTTGCCTCAGTTATGACGTCACTGATGTTTTTCTTTTTATCAGAAAGTGCGGCTATAACTACAGATACTTGCTCAAGCCCCTTGGCTGGGTCTTGACCTGCTGAACCAAAGTCCATCAAAGCCTTGATTGCACCACCACTTTGATTAATTTGGCTGGTATTCATTGATTTTGACATATTTCCATATGCCTTATTGAGTGCTTCTACGCCAAGGCTCGACAGAGCGGCATCGGATTGCAGGTTTCTCATCGCCATGCGGGTCTGATTCATCGCTGACCCAAAAGCTGGAGCACCCTTGCCCCTGTAGGCATATATTGCTGCTTGTTGTTCTCGTATGGCTGCCGAGGCTGCAGATATTGCAACAACCACCCCCGCCGCACCTGACGCAAGCATCTGCATGGCTCCCCTATAGGCTTTGACCAGAAATTGTCCTGCAGCAAATAATGCATGGATGCCAATCATTGTTGCGCCAAGTATTGCCATTTCGACAACAACACCCTTAACTGACATTCCCAAGAACTTGGTCAGGCCTTTGCCTGCCATCTTTGCGCCTTTGTCTATGGCGTCAAAACTTCTCTTCCAGCCACTGGTCATGCTGTTTAGGCTTTTGTTTGTGCTGTTGGCAAACTTGTCTGTTCTACCGCTAGAAAGCTTGTCTAGTCTTTTGTGTAAAACTGCAATTTCTGCAATCGCACGGCGAATTTCACCAGTTTGGGCATCAAATTTAATTTTTACATTAATATTTTCGTCTGCCATATAGCCTGCCCAGAGTGATTTTTACATCACGTGAGTCTAAGGCGGTCAAGCTATGGGAGCAGTATCCCTAAGTCTTCGACTTGCGCTCTTGCTCTTCGCGGTCGTTACTTATTACTTTAGCACAGGCGAGAAGGACCAACCAGTCATTATCGTCAAAGTTCATGAGTTCCAACGGATTAACGTGGAAAAGTTCTCCAAGTCTTGCTGCGGAGATGACTATGGAATCTTCAACTAGTTCGTCGAAGATTCCTTCGTAGGGTCCACCGCGGCAACAGTATCTGAATATCCAGCGGCGTCCAAGATTGCCAAAGCGGCTGATTCGATGTGAGGGTCAACACCAAACATGGCACGAACGGCATCTGGAACCGGACGAGTAGTATCGGTCATTTCCAAAACTAATGGGTGAGCAAAGTTAAGATTATTGCCACTCTCGTCATAGATTTCCTCATCATCCATACAGATGCCGATGGTTGTATTACCAATAACTAGGCAGGCAAATTTAGTGGCATCAAGACCGTTTCGTGAGTCTTCGCCAGCAGATTTTCTCCAGTTTTTCATCTGTGACTGGGTAATGTTTGGGCTGACCTTAATGCTCACACCATCACGTTCCGTGACAGGAATATGAACAACAGGGCGTTCAACTTTCTTTTTGACAACAGAACGCAAGCGGTCAAGTTGTGTCTCTTCTTTTATAGAAGAAGTAAGTCCATCACGCTGACCAGCCTTTTTGCTGCTCTTAACGTCGTCGGAGTCTTCGGTTGTGTACAGTGGATTATCGCTCATGCTGAGAAGCTAGCACAGACATATTGCCTGGCGTTGCAACTAGCGTATTTAGGCGGCGTCTACGTCTGAGATTGCGAAGGTCAATGCGAAGGTGGCTGGAGCTCCAGATGACGAGTCACCTTCTGGCTCAGTCATTCCAACAAGAAGCGCATTTGTGTAAATACGGTCATTGGTTGGGTCCTTGATGTCGCAGTCGTAAACAGATACTGTAAGGTTAAAGTAAGCTGTTCCGACGTATCGACGCAAGTCCTTGAGTTTACGGCCGATACCAGCTTCAGTGAGTGAGGTATTCATATCATCGTCATAGTGAGCAGTCAGCGTGATGTCACCTATCTCCGAAGGGGCACATAGGACTGTTGGTCTAGACTTTCCGCCTTCGTAGATTTTCTCTACAGATGCTGTTATCTCGCCACCTGAAACCTGAGCAAAGCGGAATCCGTTCCACTTAGGCAGGTTGGCCTGCACGTTGGTTTGCTGTTTGGCGTTGTCGCTGAAAGTGCTTGGAACTATTGTTGCTAGTACTTGTCTTTGAGCTACTTTTGACATGAGGAATTTCCTTTGTTTAAACTACTGTTGAGGTTAGGTTTGACTTGACAATATCGATTTCGATTCTGTCACCGACGCTGCTGACACGAACGCCAACTTTTGCTTTGACCAAGCCTTCAGACAACTGCAATGTTGAGTTGAGCGAAGTATCGCACTTCACAACATAACCGTCATCAAGCTGACGACCGTTTGCGTCAAAAGCTGGGTAAAGAGCTCCGAGATTACGCATGACCGACAAAATCGATATCAATCGTGACTCAATGTTGGCGAAAATAGTGTTTCTGCCGTCGATGGAGCTAAACACAACATCTTCGATAGAGCGGTAGCACTCTGTAACAATTGTATTTACAACGTCTTGCTGAGTAATATAGCGGAAGTTATCAACGTCAGATGACAGTGAACGTGCACCGTAGATTCTAATTGTGTTTTGAATGATTCTGATTGGGTTGACGTAGTTGGCATCAAGGTCATCACCAATTGTTTTGTTTATGTCAGCCTTCAGGCCGACTACAAATGATGCTGCCGAGATAAGACCTGCTGCAGGAAGATGTGGCCCTGTTTGGTTGTGAGCAACCGCACGCTTGCCAGCGACATATCCTACTGGCGGAACAAATCTGGTAACTCCTGGTACTCCAGTTGGAACCTCTACCCATGGGTAGTATAAGGCTGCGTGTTCTGCACCGTCTTCGGCTTGAAGCGTAAGTGCTGTTGACTTGACTGCAGATACAGCCGCATTCTCGCCTGTGAACAAGAGAGCAATTCTACTGTTTGCATTTGCATGTTCAATCAGAGCAGTTGACATTGCATCAGAAAAGTCTTCTGGGCAAACTACTGCACCAGAACCAAGGGCGTCATTGAAGAGTGCCAATTGTGTTTCATAAGTAGCTTGGACAACTTGGTTATGATAAGAGTCGCCTGCACTAAGAGAAGTCAAAGCGAGAGCGTCTGGGACGAGGCTGGTGCTGTTAACTGTTGCGTTTACGTATCTTTGGGCGATTGCGCTCAGATTTATTCTGCCCGCTGCCTGAGATGTTGTAGACACTGTTCCTGTTGAGTACTTCTGTACTCCAGAGTAATAGATGTCAATTTTAAACGTGCTTGCCGTAGGGGCCGTGACTACGACACCAACATTCGCGCTCCATGCGCCCGCTCCGTTTGCGGTAAGTGTAAGAGCAGCGGTTCCTCCGTCGTTAAGCACAAGGCTTCCTACGGTTGCAGATGCTCCAACGGCTCTGGCTACGTAAGCCCGTGTGCCGCCTTCTTCGAAAAATGTTTCCAGGGTTGAGTGAGTGTAGGTACCGGTTAGGTAATCTCCAAACGTATCCTCGAACTCTCCCAGGTTTTGGATGAGTACAGGCTCGTCTGAAGGGCCTCTCTCTGTCAGGCCTACGACAAACAACTGTGACGACTCGCGTACTGTTGTGGTCGAAGGACCGGTTCTTACTGAAGTTGATATAACTACGCCAGGCATAGGACCTCACTGTTTCGCATTGGGAATCCCGTTTGTGATTGTGATTTCAATTGTACAGAGGGGTATGTATTATTCTGTGCAACTATGAATTGAACTTTAAAAATATAAAAACTAATTATCAAGTGACGGCATTTCTTCTGCAGTTCCTGCGGTAACTGTTTCTATTTCTATTGAATCCACAACTCCGAGAGGCTCTCTTGTGACAACTTCGTCTATTTCGAGGATGTAGGAGATGTATGCACCAGCCATCATTCTCTCGCCTTTTAGTAGAGAGATATCTGAATATTCTTCACGAATGCTGTTTTCGCCTATTATCGCCCTAAATGAGGTTCTAGAGTCGTAGGCCTTTAGGCAGGGGTAGTCAAGAAGCGCGCTTCTAACGACAGTGGTTAGTCTGTCTCTCATTACCGTCGTTGGCTCATTGCCTTCGTCGCGGACCCAAATGTACGTTCTCATGCTGTAGGAGACCCTGTAAAGAGGGTCTGCACCATCGAAGCCTATTCGCTCTAATCCATTCATGGCAGTCGTTACGGTGATGATTGAGGGCCATTCATCTATGGCTAGTGGTTCGTAAGCTATGTACTGACCAGGGTCTGGCAGCAAAGTGCTGTCCAGGTTCCAGCCATTTCTGTAGCGGATTAATCTTATTGGTAGGTCCTGTGTCAAGTAATCATTGACATATTTCTTTGCAAAATGAGAACCATTCATTAAAGCCGTCATATTAATTTACTTCCCTGAACAACGTATTGGAGTGTTTTTTTATTTATGTCTCTGTCAAAATCTCGAGGAATAAAAAGTATTTTTCTTGCTGGCATGTCTCGGGTTCCGTATTGATGAAACCTGGCTATGGGACTGTCGATAACAAAAGTCCCCTCCATCTCGGTTATTACATTTTTTGAACTAGACGCCATATTGGCAACGCTTCTAAAAAGTTCTCCAGTTATCATCATCATCGGAGCGCCAGGATAACGTTCGGCTTTTTGAAACGCATAGTCATCATCAAGAGGAGGCCATGCCCCCTTTAACATCGCCTTTGCAGACATCGCACCCATCGTTGTAAAGTTTTTTGAATAAGCTCTTTGTAAGTAGTCTTTTCCCCATTGCAAAACCGGCCTCATGTCATTGGCTCTGTCTCGCATGTTTTGCAGTCTGTCTACAGTATCTTTGCCCTGCCAGTCAACGTCCGTGACTGTTACTAAAACGTTTCTTGAGGCCACGTCGTTATACCCGAACTCGTCTATATTTCCTAATCGAACCAAGCTCGCTATCAAGGAATCCAGTCACAAGAGGGCCAGTACCACGCGTATTTAAGTCTTTTACGCCAACAACGTCGTCGTACATATTCTGCATTTCACGTGAAGCCGCTCTGATGATTAAGAGCCTAAAGATAGGTATTGATGTTCCGTCTAGGCCGGCGGTATAAGTTATTGTCACTAAATCGTCGGACCATCCGTAGTAGTAATCAATTCCATATTTTCTAGTGATGTAATCGACCTCTTCTTGGAGAACTTTTTCTGCTCCAAAAAGCGGTTTTACTTTTACTTCGTCAACCGAAACTATAGGAGTATTTTTTAGATAGACGGTTGGTGGAGGAGTGGCCCAAGTCGTTGTGTCGTTGCTTGGGCTTGACGTATATGAAGAGTTGTACGTGTTGTCGTTTGATGTCAAAAACGAACCCATTGGCACTCCTGTGTGATTGGAGTCAAGACGTATTTCTTCGGTAAATTCTTGGACTTCTATTGGTCGCTTAAGGAAAGCTTCCATTTCACTTTGAAGGCCAGCCAGAATTATTTCTGCAGCGTCTTCTTGGCGAGCGGACAATTTGATGTCCATATATGTCTTAATGTCGTTGACTGAGACAATCATGGCGGCTCCCGGTTAAAGCGATGTTGCAAATAAATGTTGTATCAAATTCTAACACCTAGTAATGACCTGGCCGAACACTGGGGTTGCTCGCAAGGTGATTCCGGTGTAGATTACGGAGATGAGCGATTCATCAAAATTTAATCCAACTGTTGAATTCGACAACAAAGAGATATCTGAAGCCAATATGAGCGTTTTAGATAGGGTCACTCAAGCGTTATTTGCATTATTTATGCCGGAGGGCGGAATTGAGTCTCCTGACGAAATTGACGATTTAGCAAATCAGTCTTTTGAAATGGCCACTGTAGTCATGGCAGTTGCGGGAATGAGCATTGTTGGGGAAAACATCGACGGCGATTATGTTGCACGGTTCAAGCCCTATAAGTCCTTTAGTGACTTTGCTATTAAAAACAATATTCAATAAAGAAGGATAAATATGTCAGAACAAGAAATTAAGGGCACTTTGTTTGCGGACCAAAACGCAAGAAGAGCCGCGACTGTAAACATTGTGGACAGGCTTCATCAGGGATTATTTTACTACTACACCGAGCATGAGCCTGAAATAGAAGATGACGACATAAAAGTAGAGTTGGGCGATTACATGTGGCAGGTTGCAACTACCCTTATGGCCATGTGCGGATTAAGAATTATTGGAACAGAAAGCTCAACTGGAAGATATTTAGCCACTTTTGAACCAGTAGAGTCTGTAAAGCAATTTTTACTGGAAAAAGACTTCGGACAGGAAAATGATTATTACTATGAAGATTTTCTAGAGGATGCTGAACCGGATGCCGGACTAGGACTGCATAGTTGGAGGCTGATGGATGAGAAAGAAGTTCTAGGGGACGAAGAGGACGAGATTACAACCCTTTAGAAATTTATCTTTTTACTTATTTTTTCCGGCTCTTTGGACTGTTGTTTTTGTTTTCGCCTGACCACTTTTGGCTCTTGTTGCGCTCGCAGGTGTTTTGGGTCCTGAAACTTTTTTCTTACGTTGCTCTGCTCTTTGCTGAGACCTCGCCAATCGAGGACGGATACCTATTCCTGGCTTCGTGACGGCAGAGTCTCCTCTTACTCGGTTCATCAAGTCGGAACTAGCCGCTCCCCGTGCCGTGTCTTTCTTGCCGCCTCTTGCTTTAGTAATTTGCAGCCCGTCGACTCTATCTTTAAAGTTTGACGAATTGATTCCGCCTTTCTTTATCGACCTTTTGCCTATCTCCACTCCGTTCCTGTTCAAACGCTTGGTTGCTTTTGCTTCAAGCTCACGGAATCTCTTCGAGCGAGTACGTCCTTCGTAGTAAGTTCCTTCTGCAGGCTTCGTTCTACTGCCACGACTGTTTCTGCCAGTAGACCTGTCCAGCAACTCTTCTGCTACAGACTTCGTCATCGACGAACCGTCTCGAGAGTCTTTTGCTCGTCGACTTAATGCCTTGGAGCCACCGTATCGTGCCATCTCAGCCATTTCGCCAAGTTTACCTTTATCGAAATTTGCTTTACTGACACCAAAAACTTTATTAGCCAATTCTGCAGCATTTGCCAGGGTTGTTCGTTCTCCAGCGTTCGGTTTTTTCCCTAAACGAATGTTGGCTTGAATTTCCTTAACCTTGTCAACAAAGTAGGCCGCATCGTCGGATATGTCTGGGCCGTAACGTACTCCTGGCATAATGTTCCTTACTTAAAGTCTTTTTACAAATATACCAGAAATATTTATCTGTCAGGATTGGGGGGTCTTTCGATAGAGACCGTAGATGACTCTAGTGAGCCAGGCGGAGCCTCAATAGGAATCCATGCTCTGGCGTAATTGTGCTCTTTAATTTTTCTCACTTTATAGAGACTTCCGTCAAGCATTAGAGAGAGTTCTTCCGAACGCATGCAAAGCATGTCTTCAAAATCTGAAATACCGTATTTACCAGAACGTCTAAGTGTTCGGATTATGTCTGATGTTTTAGGAGCCAACACATGGGAGTGTCCCCTATTGAGCCGAAGGTGCATCATCATGGCGTCCATTTTGTCAACGTCGTGGTACACGACCGGTATTTTTCCATCGCTCATAGCAAGAATTTGCGGAATATTTGTTGCCAGCAAGTATCTTTCCGAGCCGTCGATTATTTCCCCAGTGGCAAGCCTGACGTGTATCGGCTGAATGAAGCCAAACTGAGACAAGGAGGCAGAGATAACAAGCATCTCTGGACGCAGGGTGTAGGTAGCTTTCCATTCAGGAACAGAAAGCAGGGACGGTTCAACGTATTCGATTTTAATATTCATAGATATCTGCTCTTTCTAGTTCTAGCGCTCGCACAGCATGAGCGCGAGTTTTGGGACCCACAGGGGTCGGTGAATTAACGTCAATATCATTAAGCATTAAGTTTCTTATCAACCAGCTGACTGGATATCCATGAGGGTCACCAAGATGTTTTTTTCTAAATTTTGAAACATAAACACGAGCCTCCGTCTTTCGCCTATCACCTATCAGGTACTTGTCGATAAACGCAGACGCCCCATCAAATCCTCTTCGCGCATAACTTTCTATGAGTTTTTCTGAATCGAAATCAGCCCATAAGCGTCTTTGAGCGTCTATGTAAGGAAAGCAATCAAACAGTCTGTCATAAAATTCCGGTTCAGTAGCAACCACATCACCTATTCTGCGAATTGCCGTAGCATGAAGTGGAATACCGACCCTCGTATTGCTCCCTGTGGTTACGGCCAGGTCGTAGTACTCGCAATACTCAGCGTCATGCTCTTCAATAATGAACTTAAATACATCATTTGTATTCCAGTCATATATTATTTTTGCAAACTTTAACGGGATTCCCTTTTTCAACTTATATGGGATATTGATGTAGTTCTCATGAAGCTTTTGAACCACGGAGCGATAACGAACCATTGATTCACTGGCTCTAACACCAGTCAGGAAAGCTACGTTCCCCCTTTTTCCCTGCATTGTGTAATAGTCCGTCTGTTCAGGAAGAGAAACTTCATGAGTTAAACCA